TGCCTGGTCAGGAGGTGCGCCTGGACATTGATCCAGACGTATCTCCTGATTTCGTTGCACCGCTCACCGCGATGGGCGACATCGGTCAATACGAAATTGCCTATTGCTCGCACGCGCTGGAGCACTTGGCTCCGCACGACATCGACACCGCGCTGGCAGAGTTCCACCGCGTCATCAGGCCTGGCGGCTTTCTGATTGCCGTCGTGCCCAACCTGGCCGACGTCAAGCCCACGCTGGACGTTGTGTACGAATCGCCTGCCGGCCCGATCACGGGGCTGGACATGTACTACGGCAAAACGTCGTTCGTCAAAGACAACCCGTACATGGCGCACAAGTTCGGCTTTGTGCGCAGCACGTTTGAGCAGTTTCTGGAACGCGCAGGCTTCACGGTCAAGCACGTTTCGGACTCCAACTACAACCTCATGGCGACAGCCCAACGATGAAAGTCGTGATGTGCGTGCCGACGATTACGCGGCCCTACCAGCAACTCATCCAGTCCATCGAGCAAGCCGTGCCTGCGCTGGATGCTGCCGGCATCGAGCACCAGTTTGTCAGCGAGATCGGCAACCCGTACATCAGCCAAGCGCGCAACGTCATGCTGCGCAAGGCGCTGGATGCCAACGCAGACCAGATCATCTTTCTCGACCACGATGTGTCCTTCCCGCCCGAGGCGCTGCTGAAACTCATCCAGACTGAGGGCGACGTCGTTTCCGGCACCTATCGGTTCAAGAAGGACGAAGAGGACTACATGGGGTGCCTGTACACCACCGGGACAGGCCACCCGATCGTGCGGCAGTCGGACGGCGCGATCCACGCTGAGTGGGTGCCTGCGGGCTTCCTGCGTGTCACTGCGGGCGCGGTGGACAAGTTCATGAAGGCCTACCCGCACCTGTGCTACGGCTTGGCCTACAGACCGCACGTTGACCTGTTCAACCACGGCGCGCACAAAGGCATCTGGTACGGCGAAGACTACGCGTTCAGCCGCAACTGGAACGACTGCGGCGGCAGCATCTGGCTGGTGCCCGACATGGACATCACCCACCACAGCGCCGAGAAGGCTTATCCCGGCAACTATCACATGTACCTGCGACGCAGGCCCGGAGGCGACCTATGGCAACCATCTACCTGAAGCACCCCGTCCACGGCTACAAAATCGCCACGTTGGATCTGGAAGCAGAATACGACGAACAAAACGGGTGGGAGCGGTATACTCCGGGAGCGCCTGAGTCCGAACCCGAGTTTCCGGTGAACCGCATGATCAGGCGCAGGCGTATGGAGTCTGCCGATGTCCACCACAGCGGGTGACCAGATCAATGCAGCGTTAAGGCTGATTGGTCAACTGGCCGAGGGTGAAACCCCGTCGGCCGAAACGTCGCAGGATGCTCTTGCGGCGCTCAACCAGATGATTGACTCCTGGTCGATCGAACGCCTGTCGGTGTTCTCGACGCAGGATCAGGTCTTCACGTGGCCGGCAAACACGGCCTCGCGCACACTCGGGCCGAGCGGCAACTTTGTCGGCAACCGGCCTGTGCTGCTGGATCCGTCGACGTACTTCCGCGACCCCGAGTCTGGGATCTCGTTCGGGCTGGTGTTCATCAACCAGCAGCAATACAACGGCATCGCGCTGAAGACAAACAGTTCGACGTACCCGCAGGTCATGTGGACGAACATGACCTACCCGGATATCGAGATGACCGTGTACCCGGTGGCCAACAAGGCGCTGGAGTACCACATTGTCAGCGTCGAAGAACTGTCGCAACCCGCCACGCTGAACACCACGCTGGCGTTCCCGCCGGGCTATCTGCGGTGCTTCAAGTACAACCTGGCCGTCGAGATCGCCAACGAGTTCGGCGTTGAGCCGCCACCCACGGTGCAGCGGATTGCAATGGCGTCCAAGCGGAACCTCAAACGTATCAACAACCCTGACGATCTGATGAGCCTGCCGTACAACCTGATCAACCGCAGGATGCAGCGCTTCAACGTCTACACGGGTATGCCGACGTGAAAACGCCGATTCTCGGATCATCTTATGTGGCCCGCAGCGTCAATGCTGCGGATGGCCGCATGGTCAACCTGTTCCCGGAAATCGTGCCGGAAGCCGGCAAAGAGCCTGCGTTCTTGCAGCGGTGCCCGGGCTCTAGATTGCTAAAAGTCGTTGGCGCAGGGCCCATACGTGGAATTTGGGTATTTGGCAACAATTTGTACGTTGCCTCCGGCGGGGCCTTGTATAAATTGGACTTTTTGTTCAATGAGGCATTTATTGGACCTCTTACTGGCAGCGGGCCGGTCAGCATGTCCGACAACGGTACGCAGTTGTTCGTGGCCTGCAACCCTGATGCGTTTATCTACAACACCAGCACGGGCGTGTTCTCGCAAATCACAGACCCGGACTTTCCTGGCGCTGTCACCGTGGGCTATTTGGACGGCTACTTCGTGTTCAACGAGCCCAACAGTCAGCGCTTCTGGGTGACGTCGCTAAACGACGGAACGGCCATCAACCCGCTGGACTTTGCCAGCGCCGAGGGCAACCCTGACGACGTAGTGTCGCTGATGGTCGACCACCGCGAGGTTTGGTTGTTTGGAAAAAACACTGTTGAGGTCTGGTACAACGCAGGCTTGGCGGACTTCCCGCTAGCGCGCATTGATGGCGCGTTCATGGAAACCGGGTGTCTTGCGCCGTACAGCGTGGCCAAACTGGACAACAGCGTGTTCTGGCTGGGCTCTGACGCACGCGGCAACGGCATTGTGTATCGCAATCAGGGCTACAACGCCCAGCGCGTCAGCACGCACGCCATCGAGTGGCAGATCCAGCAGTACAAACTTGTCGACGACGCAACCGCTTTTACCTATCAACAAGATGGGCATTCTTTTTACGTTTTGACTTTTCCTTCTGCCAATGCAACATGGGTTTTTGATGTCAGCACTAATGCGTGGCATGAACGAGCATTCTGGAAAGACGGAAAATTTGTAAAACACGGAGCCGGCTGTCAAGCAAACTTTAACAACCAAATTATTCTTGGCGACAACGAAAAAAATTATCTTTTTACGCTTGACTTGAGTTTGTACAAAGATTTTACAAACCAACAAAGATGGCTTAGAAGTTGGCGCGCAATCCCAACCGGGCAAAACACGCTAAAACGTACGGCCCAACACACCTTGCAACTTGACTGCGAAGCCGGCGGATCAAGCAACGAAAATTTGTATGTTGTGCAAAGACAAAATTTGCAACAAGCAATACAAAATGCGTACAACGGAATTGAGCCAGACGCAACACTGTTTAATGCACTTTTCTATGGCAGAAAATTAGGCGACATAAACAACGATGGAGTTGTTGACATCAAGGACTGGACGATAGCGGAATATTATTGGTATGCTTCCCCGCCAAGTTCAATTCCTCCGCCATATTCGGACCAAGAATGGCGCGAATATGTTACCTATATAGAAAACGTAATGCTTTACGCGATGGCGTCAAATTACCAAGATTACGCTTTTTATTTGACGCAAAATGTGCAGGATTCGTCGGCTATGCTCCGCTGGTCTGACGACGGCGGTCACACCTGGAGCAATGAGCACTGGGCCAGCATGGGCAAGCTCGGCGAGTACGGCAAGCGCGTCATCTGGCGACGGCTGGGCATGACGACCAAACTGCGGGATCGGGTGTACGAGATCAGCGGCACGGATCCGGTGAAGATCGCCATCATGGGTGCGGAACTCTCCGCCACCCCGACGAGCGCGTGAGATGGATCTAGCGCCGCGCGTTCCGTCTCAACGCGACCCGGTTGTGGATCGCGGGGCGCTGGCCACGCGAGCGTGGTTCCGGTTTTTCCAACTGCTGCAGTCGTCCATTGAGGACGCTTCGCTGCTGCAATACACCGTGGTGCAGAACACCACGGGCTCCACGATTCCCAAGGGCGCGGTTGTTGGCTTCGCGGGCGTGGGGTCGAACAACGTGCTGTCGGTGGCGCCGTATCTGGCTGACGGGTCGCAGCCGTCGCTGTACATTCTGGGCATCATGGCCGAGGAACTGCCTGACAGCGGCGCCACGGGCCTGTGCTGCGTCTGGGGCAACGTCAGCGGCATCAACACCAGTGCGTTCAACGTGGGTGACATCCTGTACGCCAACCCGACGGTTGCCGGGGCGCTGACCAACGTCAAGCCCACCGCGCCAGAAAACGTGATCCCGATAGCCGCAGTGCTGATCAGCAGCGCCACTGCGGGCGACATCTTTGTACGGCCGACGATTGAGCAGCAGAAGTATTACGGCGACTTTAACAAAACGTCCGATCAGTCGCCTGCCGTTATCAACACGGCCTACGCGCTCACGTTTGACAACACGCGCATTGCTAACGGTGTGAGCATTGGCTCACCCGCATCACGCATCGTTGTCTCGCAGTCGGGCCTGTACCAGTTCAATGCCACGGTGCAGATCAGCAGCGGAAACTCAAGCGCAAAAAACGTTTACGTCTGGTTCCGCAAGAATGGAACAGATGTTCCAAACTCCACAAGACTTGTAACGATAGACGTCAACAATGGCTACATCCCGATCGCCCTGATCGAGGCGTTTTCACTGGAAGCCAACGCATACGTCGAATTGATGTTCGCTTCGACGGACACAGCAATTACCATCGACAATGTGGCTGCAACCGCATTCGCTCCAGCAGCGCCTGCTGTGGTGCTGTCGGTAACTCAACTTCAACAGTGAGGCCCTGATGGCAGTCTCCCTTTCCCAGTACGCAGGCGCAGGCGCCCAGTTCTTCGACAACAACGGCAACCCGCTGGCGGGCGGACTGATCTACACCTACGCTGCCGGCACAACCACGCCTGCGGCGACGTACACGACCTATACGGGCGGCACGGCCAACGCCAATCCCATCGTGCTGGACAGCGCAGGCCGCACGCCCGCGCAGATCTGGCTGACGTCGGGTTCGTCGTACAAGTTCGTGCTGCAAACCGCGCTGGGCGTGACGATCAAGACCGACGACAACATATATGCATCATATCAACTGGAAAAACAAGTTGGCGTTACTGTAGGCAAAGGTTACGGCAATCTGTCAAGCAACGTTGCGGTTGGCGATACATCGCTTATGATGTTAAGTTCGGGGAGCGCAACCAATAACACAGCGGTAGGATACAACTCCGCGTTTGGTATTACTTCTGCGCCCCACAATGTTTCAGTTGGCGCGTCTTCCCTTTATACGTCAAGCACTGGTGCATATAATACAGCCATTGGAAGTCAATCGCTCTTTAACTCTAATGGAGCATCAAACGTTGCCGTTGGTTACCGCGCGTTGTACACAGAAACAAGTGGGCAATATAACGTTGCTGTTGGTGTTGATTCCTTGTTCTTGAAAAATTCTGGCGACTCCAACGTTGCAATCGGGTATCAAGCGGCAAATTCTCTTACTGCCGGCGATAACAACGTAGTCATTGGTTACGACGCCGATGTATCTAGCGCTACTGTCAGCAACGAAATCACCCTCGGCAACAGCAGCATCACATCGCTGCGCGTGCCAGGCCTGACGCTGACTGCCGGCGCAAAGTGGATCAACAATGGCACACAGACTGTGGCGGCGCTGGTGGCCGCAGCCACTGCCGGCGCAGGCGCACGGGCCGTGGTGACGGATGCCAACGCAACAACTTTCCACGCAATCGTTGCCGGGGGCGGCGCAAACGTCGTCCCGGTGTTCAGCGACGGCACTAACTGGCGGATTGGGTGAGGTGAATCATGGCATGGATTACGTTTGAAGACCTGCTGGCCAAGGCCGGCGTTACGGGCGCAAGCAGTGAGCAATATGCGTTTGGCACGCAAGGATCTTCTGCGCCTGTTTTTAACGCGTCCAATCTCAAGAGCCTGAGCAAAAACGAGGCGGGGGCACTCAGTGAGCTTTACAACTCGGCGCGCGAAGTCATGAAGCAGGCCGGTGTGCCACCGGATAGCGTCAGGCAGGTTTCCAACGTCACCGATTCCGGCGACTTCAGCTACGAAATTCCCAACTGGAATCTCGACACCATCCGGGAAACGCTGGCTGGTCGCGGCGTCAAGCTGGCCTACGACCCATCAAGGGACAAGGGCAACTGGGGCAGTTCTAAAAGCCACAGCATTCAGCTTGGGCTGTTGGATGCCGCAGGAAATCCTGTGCAAGAGTACCGCGTGGGCGAAGGATCGCTTGCGTCTGGGGTTTTCAAGGGGTTTGTGGTTCCGTTTGCCCAGATTGCGCTTACGGCAAACGCAAGTGCAATTGGCGCAGCAATCGCGCCGACGGCCAGTTCAACGGTGCAATCCGCCATCGGATCTGCCGTTGCATCTGGTGCGGGCACTGCGCTCGCTGGCGGCGATGCAGAAGACGTCATCAAGAACGCCCTGACAGGCGGCGCGGTGGGCGCGGCTTCCAGTTTGGTCAAGCCCTACATCCAGGACGCCATTGATTTCGTCAAAGACTTGGCGCCGTCTGATCTGGAGCAGATTGCCGGCAGCGTTGATGCGACTGCTGCTACGGGGGGTGTGGCGAACAATCTGGCGGGGGTTGAGGTTGGTGGGGCGGATGCCGCTGGCGATGTTGGCGTTGATCTTGGTGGGGCGGAGGTTGGCTACGTCAATCCGCTGGCTGGTGGTGTCGGGTTTGATTACGCGGGGGGCACAGAAAACATAGCGCTTGCGCAAATGACGCCTCAGGCGCAAACCGTTTACTTGGATTCGCTAGCGCAAGGATTGCCCCCATCAGTTGCGCTTACGAGAGCAATCGCCACAAACAGCGCAACCGTTGGTCAGGAGCTAACCCCTGCGGCAGTTAACACTCCAACAAACGCATTGCTGGGGGGTGGGGCTACTGTTGGAGCCGCAGACACCGCCGCCACAACCACGCCCGCCGGCTACGTCGATCCGCTGGCTGGCGGGGCTGGTTTTGATTACGCTGGCGTAGCAGAACAGTCAACCTCAAGATATCTTCCAACGCCACAGGGCGACACGATGTCTACGCCCACGGCAGTCACGCCGACGGGGCAGGTTGCCACAGTTGACCTGACCGGCGGCCAAAACGTGTATGACCCCTACACAGGGCTTGCGGAGAACTTTCCGCTTTATGGTTTTGACGGAAACATTGGCGGTCCCGTAAACACAACCATTGCTGGAACGGCGGATTTTGTTGGGCCCGTAGATACCCGAACTGCCGCAGCAGGCGGGGGTTTGGTTGGCGCTGGCGCCTTGGGCGCGGGCGCAGTCGGCACCGTAGGCGGCGGCTTGACCGTACCCGCAGGCGCTGGGCTTGGCGACGTCGGAAAGATCACCACGCCGGGTGGCCTCGACGCAACCGTGGCAGGCGGCACCGGCATCACTGCCGGCACCACTGGCGGCGCGGGACTGGATACCAGCGGGCTTGCGCTGGGGGGCGCGCTGGGCGCGGGCGCTGCTGCTGGATCTGCGCTGCCGGTCGGCAGTGCGGCCGCAGCGGGCTCCGCGATTACTCCTGCCGCAGGCCTTACCGGCATCCAAGCCGTGGACGACTTCCTGAGCTACCTCGGCACGCCTGCCGGCGCGATGGCGCTAAGTGCTTTTGGTGGCTTGGCGGGTGGGTACTTCCAAGGCCAGGCCGCGAAGGAAGCGGCGCAGACGCAGGCCACGGCGGCACAGAACGCACTTGCGCTTCAGCGCGAGATGTTTGAGTACCAGAAGAGCTTGCTGGAGCCGTATCAGGAGGCTGGTACTGCGGCACTCGGTCGACTGACTGGCGTCATGGGTCTCGGCAGCCAGCCGGCAACCGGCGGACAGCAACTGCTGGAGATGGATCCCGGCTACGCCTTTCGGCTTGGCGAGGGCATGAAAGCGCTGGAGCGCCTGCAAGCAGCGCGGGGCAACATGCTGTCCGGCGGCGCCATCAAGGCGGGCCAGCGGTACGCGCAGGATGTGGCGTCGCAGGAGTATGGGAATGCCTACAACAGGCTGGCGAACATTGCCGGCTTGGGGCAGACCACCGGCACCCAACTCGGCGCTGCCGGTCAGCAGTTCGGCTCAGCCGCAGGTGAGACGATGGCGCAGCAGGCAAATGCCCTGGCGGCAGGGCGCGTGGGCCGCACCAGCGCTTACACTCAGGGCATCAACACTGCGGCGAATGCGTTTGGAAACTTCGCCAATCAGCAGCAACAGAACCAGTTGTTCCGCGACATCTACGGTCGCGCCTTTGGCGGTTAAGGACTGATCATGCCTATCAACCCCAGCATCCCGCTGTCCGTCGCCAACATTCCCCCGGTGCAGATTCCCATGCGGGAATCGCGCATGCAGTCTTTGGCCGCCATCGCCCCCGGCATCAATGCGATGCGGCAGTTGGAGGCGAGCCGCGTTGATCTAGAGGAAAAGAAGCGCCAGCGGGATGCATTGGCGCAGATGCGGCAGCAGAATCTGGATCCCGAAGGTGTTGCTCAGTGGTTCGTGCGGAACGGCACGCCCGAGCAAATGCAGTTTGGCATGAAAATGTTGGAAGCTGCGCGGGAAGAAAAGATGTTCCGGCAGGCGTTTGCCCAGCCGCAAGCGGCCGGAGCGTCAAACGCGCTAATCCCCGCGCCAACGGCAATGCCTGCGCAACCCGCGCAACCCGCGCAACCCGCGCAACCTGCCGTACCGCAGCCCGCAGTTCAAATGGTGGGTGGCAAAACGCGAGAGCAACTTACGCAGCTATTGGCGCACCCACAAAAGAGCGTCAGAGACGCTGCTCAACAGATGTTGCAGCAGTTTCCGAAGCCGGCGCGCGACTTTGCCCCGACGGAAATTGAACGCCTGCAAGATGCGATTGCCCAACTTCCTGCCGGTGATCCGCGCAGGGGGCCGCTTGAGGCGCGGATTCAGATGCTAACAACGCGTCCCGAGCCGGCGCAAACGACAATCAAACTTGCGCCACAAGAAAGCGCGGAGCAAAAAGGTCGAGGCGAAAGAAACGTCGAACTCTACAAAGAGATCTCCGATTCAGCGCGCCTTGCTTCCAGAACGTTGCCTGCGATTGAAACGCAACGGATGGCACTGGAGCGCGGCTTCACTACCCAGTGGGGTGGGCAAGCAATAGCCGCTGCCGCTTCGTTGCTGGGCGCTCTTGGAGTGCCGGAAGCAAAGCAATACGCCACAGATGCTCAGACTTTTACTGCGGCATTGAATCAGACAGTTTTGCAGCGCCAGCTTGAGCAAAAAGGCGTTCAAACGCAAGCCGACGCGGATCGCATCCAAGCCACTGGCGCGCAACTCGGCAACACTGTCGAAGCAAACAAGTTTATTCTTGATGTCGCCAAAGCGCAGGCGCAAAGAGATTTGGAACAGCGCAAGTTCTTTGACGACTGGTGGCGCAAGAACAAGTCCTACGAAGGCGCAGAGGATGCATGGTATGAAGGCCCTGGTGGCAAATCTCTGTTTGACAGGCCGGAACTTCGCAGATACGCGGGTCGTGGGCCTGCGACAGCGCCTACAACGCAACCGTCGACAGGAAGTTTGACGGCGGCAGAGCAACAAGAGCTTGAGGCCCTGCGTCGTCGCTTTGGGAGGCCTGCGCAATGAATGAGCGCGAAGAACTTGAAGCTCTGCGCCGCATGGCTGAACTGGAGGCCAAGGCTTCTGGTGCGCAGCCATCCGGCATCCCCGGCCCTCGCAGAACATGGGCGCAAACCGGCATGGAGGCGCTTGGCAACATTCCGTCAAGCGCCAAGAAGTTTGCCGGCGAAATGTACGAGGCTGTCACCAGTCCGGTGCAGACGGCGCGTGGCCTTGGGATGGCTGCTGCGGGCGGAATTGCCAAGGCAGAGCAGGCCATCTTGCCGGAATCCGTCACCAAGTTCTTCCGCTCAATGGGTGCGCGCCCAGACCTGTACGACGAGGCTGTCAAAACTGCGGAGGCGGTGGGCGGGTTCTATAAAGACAGGTACGGCAGCATTGATCAACTGAAAAACACGATTGCCACAGATCCCGTGGGCGCTGCGGCAGATCTGTCTACACTGCTTGCAGGCGGGGCAACTGCTGCGGGTACGGTCGCGCCCAAAACTGCGGCAGCGCTAGGCACGGCGTCAAGAATCATTGACCCGCTGACGCTGCCAACGAAGGCGGTCGGGTTGGGTATGCGCGGCGCCGCTGCTGGCGCGGGCAACATCATTGATGCCGTCAGGGGCGAAAAGCCAGCTATGCGCGCGGCAGAAATTGTCAGGCAGGCGGCAACAGACGAAGGTCGCAGGCCGTCGAATCTGGCTGTTTTGCGCCGTGAATTGCAAACGGCCCCTCCTGGTGCGTCTGGCAGGCAGGCGGCAGCGGGCGTCGAAGCCCCGCAGTTGCAAGCGCTGGGGCAGATGGTCGAAGAGCGCATGGCGCCTGGTGTTGCCGGGATAAGGTCGCAGGCAGAAGAAGCCGCGCGTCGCGGGACATTGCAGGGAGTTACGCCGGATCAGCAGGCAGCAGTGGCCGCACGCAAGGCCGCAACTGACCCACTGTATGCGGCTGCGCGCGGGCAGACCGTGAACATCACGCCGGGGCTTCAGTCAACGATTGATCGAGTGCCGCGCCGCGTGCTTGCCAAGGCGCGTGAAATTGCCCGCATGGAGGGCCAGCCGTTCGTCATCCAGCCGTCAGGCATCGTCACGCAAACCGGCGCACAAGCGCAAGTGCCTCGCATCACAGGCGACACGCTGCACTACATCAAGATCGGCATGGATGCCGTTTTGAATGAGCCACCTGGCGCGACGGCGCTATCGAAAACGGAGCGAGCAACCCTTTCGAACGTCAAGGCTGATTTTCTCAAAGAAGTCGAAGGTCTGATCCCCGAGTATCGGCAGGCACGTCAGACGTTTGCGCAGATGTCGCCGCCTGTCAATCAGGCGCAAGTGCTGACGGAGATGCAGAGCATTTTGGGCCAGCCCCTTGGCGTGGGCGAGCGGCCTGGCGCATTTATGAACGCACTGGGCCGGGGCGAGCAGGCTATGCTTAAGCGCTCCACCGGGACGCCAAGGTACACTGAACTGGCCGATGTGCTTGACCCGCAGCAGATGCAGGCCGTGCAGTCGGTGGCGGGGGAATTGAGGCAAGGCGCGAACATTGCAGATCAAGCAATGCGTGGCCGGAAGGCGCTGGACGAAATCATCAACGCCAACAAGTACGGCTTCAAGTTTCCGGGGTTTTTGAACGTCAAGGTCACGCTTGCCAACGAAGCGCTGCGCATCCTTCAGGGCAAAATGAACCCCAAAGTTCTCGCCGAGATTGAAAAGGGTTTCCAGTCCGGCAAGGATCTGGATGCGCTGATCGGCAAGGTGCCCGCAAAAGATCGCATCGAACTCTTGCGCGCGCTGGGCGAGGCTAGTACAAAATTGAGCAGTGCCAAGCCTACTGCTGCGGCGCAGTTTCAGGCGTCGCAGGAGAATTCGCTTGCCCCACAACCCATCAACGCCCTGTCCCGCTAACTACCATGACCGACATCGATCCAATCAAATTTGGCCTGCTGATTGGACAGGTCAAGACACTAGAAGCCCAGGTTGATGATCTACAGAAGGACGTCAAGACCCTGCTGGCGCTTGCCAATAAATCCAAGGGTGGCCTGTGGGCCGGCATGACGCTGGCGTCATTCTTTGGTGGCATCGTGTCTTGGGTGCTTGCGCACTTCGGCAGATGAGATGCTGGCAGAACTGGCGGCAGCGAACGCAGCCTACGCCGTAATCAAGGAGGCCATCAGCAATGGTGGCGACATCCTGGCGGCTGGGGCGAAGCTGGGCGAATACTTCGGCCTCAAGTCTGAACTGTCGAAGAGGGCCAGCGCCAAGGGTAATGGCAGCGAAGAGTTCTGGGCCCTGGAAAAGCTGCGCCAGCAAGAGGAAGAACTCAAGACGCTGATGATTTACCAAGGCCGTCCGGGCCTGTGGCAGGATTGGCTGGAGTTTCAGTCTCGGCAGCGCAGAGAGCGCGAGGCCGAGGAGGTGCAGTATAGGGCGAAGGTGGCCAGACGCCGCGAGGTGATCGAGGCCATTATGATCAGCGTCTTGGTCGCGGTCATCGGGCTGTCGCTGATCGGTGTTGTGCTGATGGCCGCACTCGCGTCGAGGAAAATGTGATGCGCTGGCTGCTGTTGTTCCTGCTGCTGACGATCGCTGGATGCGAGGACCGCTTCCGCTATCCGTGCCAAGATCCTGCCAACTCAGGGCTTCCTGAGTGCCAAGAGGCGGCTTGCAAGGCCACCCGTACCTGCGCGGAGTTGACGACACATGGACCGCAAAAGTGACCTCGATGCGCTTCTGCGCTTTATCGTCGGCGTGACGCTGGCGCTTCTGCTGGTGGTCATCGTCAGCGTGGTGCTCTATTCGCTGGTGTTCGTCACGCAGCCGCTGGATGCGATTGCTCCGGCTGACAGCGAGTTCTTCAAGCTGATCACGCCGCTGGCAACCTTCATTGCTGGTGCGCTTGGCGGCGTCATGGCTAGCGGCAACGGCAAGTCAAAATGCAAGGAGAAGGACGATGCTTGATATCCTTGGTGGCGGCGTTCTCGGCAGTCTGCTCGGCGGCGTGTTTCGCCTCGCTCCCGAGGTGCTGAAGTGGTTGGACAAGAAAAACGAGCGCAATCACGAATTTGCCATGTTCGACCGTCAGTGCGTGCTGGAGCAACAGCGTGGCGCGCAGAAGTTGGCCGAGATCGGGGCGCAGCGCGAGGCGGCTGTTGACGTGGGCGCGATGGATGCGTTCAACGCCGCAATCCAGCAGCAGACGCAGATGGTCAAAGCGGCTGGCGGCTGGGCGGCTTCACTGTCTGCCAGCGTGCGTCCCGTGATGACTTACTACTTGTTGGTAATGTATGGAGCAGTAAAAACCTGCTTCATGCTTATGGCGTTCCAAAGCGGGGCGCCAATGACAGAAGCCATCACACGCAACTGGACAAGTGACGACATGGCGCTCTTGACAGGTGTTATTAATTATTGGATGATCGACCGCAGTTTGGCTAAGCGGGGTCTGTGATGGGTAAAGCATTCAACTATGTGCGCGGAACTTTGGAAGACAGGTTCTGGGCAAAAGTTGATCGTCGATCAGAAAACGAGTGCTGGGAGTGGCAGGCATCGCTTGATTCCCGTGGTTATGGGAATTTTGGCGTGCCAAATGGTGCGGGACGCTATGTCATGCAACGCGCTCACCGGGTGGCTTGGGGGTTGACGAATGGACCGCTTCTAGGCTCTTTGCAACACCTGTGCCACGCATGCGATAACCGCAAGTGCGTCAATCCCAAGCACTTGTTTATCGGAAATCCAAAGATCAATATGGCCGACTGCGTTGCTAAGGGTAGGCTTAACGACCGAAGTGGGGAGAACAACCCTCGCGCCAAGTTGACGGCAAAAGATGTTCTTGCAATTCGCTCATCTGCAGAATCACTGAGCGCTTTGGCGGAAAAATATGATGTGGCCAAGTCTGTCGTGGGATATGCCCGCAACGGCATTACTTGGCGTGGGCTATGAACCTTTCGATAGCAGCCGAGTTGTGCCGCAGGTTTGAGGGCTTCTCATCGAAGCCCTACATCTGCCCAGCAGGCTACCCGACCATCGGCTACGGCACGGTCTACAAGCCCGGCGGGGAAAAGGTGACCATGCAAGATATGCCGATCTCCCAGGCGCTTGCCGAGGAGTGGCTCGTCCACGAACTGCGGCACACCTATGCTCCAGGCGTCGTGCGCCTGTGCCCCGCCAGTGTGGGCAACGAACGCCTGTTTAACGCGCTGGTCGACTTCTGCTACAACCTCGGGGTCGGTCGCCTACAGAGCAGCACCTTGCGACGCAAGGTCAACGCTGGCGACATGGATGGTGCGAAAGAGCAGTTGATGCTCTGGGTGCGAGGTGGCGGTCGCGTGCTGCCTGGGTTGGTCAAGCGTCGGGCTGCGGAGGTGGCTCTTTTTTGACCTGCGGGAGACCCCCACTGTCTGGAGCTACTGAGGGCGGATCCCAGGTGTAAATCCAAGGGGCGGCAAATCTCCTTTTGGACGAGACCAAGCCTTCCTGCCGCAGCAGATCCAGCCAGCTCCACACAACAACCCTGTCAAGCCCAGTCAGTTCCGACAGTTCGGTTACGGTCCGTGGAGCCCTGACCAATAGGCCCAAAAGGTCGATTATTCGATCCTTGTTTTTCTGCGGCTTCTGCATACGGAATCCTCATCTCGCAGGGCACGCCCTCCAGTTCCCACGGTCCTGTCCAGGCTTGGTGTTCGTGCGGCGGGTCGGTGTAGCGGCGGCAGGTGTTGCACTCGGCAGCGCCGTAGCCGATGCATCTTGCGACGTCGGCGGGGAGGGTCATGCGTTCTTCTCCTTCAGCGCTTGCTCGACGGCGCGGGCAATCCCTTCTGCCAGTTGTTGTGCGGCTGGTTCGCTGTCATTGGCGGGCTTCTTAAGCACATCATGCGCCAACTTGATGATCTCTTCCTCCATCAACCCCTGCCACTCGCGGCGGGGTGGGTGGGTGTAGAGGGCGACATCATTTTCTGAAGGACTCACAAACCGAGGAACGCGGCCTTGTATGTAATGCTGGAATCCACTTTCCATTGCCTTAATCTGGCCCTTGGTTGTCCACGCCACCGGCTCCTGCTCCTCCTGCGCCAGCGCGTCGCGGAGGGCATCCAAAGACTCCATAGCAGCACGCCGCACTGACAGCGGCGCCAGCGACTGCCACCCCATCACTGCATCGGTGCATACCTCCAGTGTCTGCTGGGCGGCTTCGCGTAGCGTGCTCATCCCACCACCTCCGCAATCACCAGCCCCACCAGTATCGCCACGGCAGCGATCGCCACCGCTTCCACCAGCGCCGACGGCTTCGGCCTAGGCCACAGATCCGGCGTCGGGGTACTGGCCTTGCGGTACGGGCAGCAGCGGCCCTGTTCGCACAGGCCATCACAGCACTGGCGGTCACGCAGCACTGTGGGCTCCGTGCCATCATCGAACTCGATGTCTCGGTACTGGCTCATATACCGGCCCACCAGATTGCAGCCAAAGTTCCGACAGCCACGCCGATGAACGTGGCCAGTACGATGCGCCCCCAGTGGACGCGCTGCGTCGGGCACTCGATGCAGTAAGGGTGGCGGTGAGGCCACGCTTCCAGCACGGTGCGGGGATAGCGGCGGGTGGTGGGGTTCATGCATTGCTCCTTTCTGCCAGCATGGCGTCGGAAATGTCATAGCAGCGTTTGGCCAAGCGTTCTTCGTCGTCCCAATTAAATTCGGGCGCCGCGCAAAACCCTTGAAGCACTTTTGCCGCGAAGTAATCGCGCAGGGTCATGCCTACATCGCTGGGGTAATCGTCGTAGTTCGCTGCCGTCGTTGGAAACGCCGGTCCTCCGGTGTCTATCATTTCTGCTGCTCCCGTTCAAACGCCTCGACGTCCTTCAGCCAGTAAAACACCTTCAGCGGCCCCAAGCGGAACCACTGCGGCCCAATCCCACGCCGACGCCAATCCCGCAGGGTCGGCTCGCTCAGGCGCAGGCGCTTTGCGACCTCTGCGGTCGTCAAACGCACTGGTGTTTCCATCAGATCACCCCCTCTTCTGCCTCGATGATCTCGGGCTCTTCGCGGGCCTGGCGCTCGCGTTCCATCTCGGCTTTGATCTCCTCAATGCGGCGCTTGATGGCTTCTATCAGGCGGTCGCGATCTGGACCCTTCGGTACGCGCCGAATCTCATTGCGCCACAGTTCCATGCCCTCCAGCGTGGCGGTCATGGTGCACTTCTGAATCAGCGCCTCGACGTCCACGGGCGGGGCGACCTCCTCGACCATCTGGGGCTCGGGGGCGGGTTGCGGGGGTTGCGGGGCAGCGCGCGGGGGATCCATGTCCTGCACCTCTTCGGGAGTGTAGGTGCCGACCACGACGCCGGGGAACACGGTGCGGATGCCCTCGGAGATGCAGCGCGAGCGCAGCATCTGGCGGGGATAGGACCGCCACGTCGGGTTCTTAGTCAAGCCCGCGTCCTGCGCCATCTTCGTCGTCCATGCCACCTCAACGCTGCCGCCAGACGGATGCGAGAACTTGCCGACGACCTTGGTGTCGGTGTACTCGCCCCACTCCACCTTGCCGCCTGCGGCTTGGAAGCGGGCCAGCATGGCGTCGGCACGCAAGGCGGGGCGTCCATTGATAACGTGGTAATCACGGGCAGCGATCGCCGGGTGCAGGCCCTCGGCCTGGGCGATCAGCATTAAAGCCATCGCCTGGTCCGGGGTTTTCACTCCAAACAGACCCGAGCGGGCGACGCTGACGGCCATGCGTTCGATTTGGTCTACGGGTACGAGTGCGGTCATGTAAATCTCCAAAATGGGGCGATTTCCCGCCCCGTGGGTTCAGTCAGTCAGGCCTGCGGATTCGTCGGCGGGAATCGCCTCGCGGTAGCCTACGGTCTCCACCGGGGCTCCGGCGGCCATCAGTTCGATGATGTCGTCGTGCGTGGCAGCGCGCACCCCCAGCGTGGGCATGCAGTACTTGATCGCTTCAGCGGGCGTGTAGGCGCGCACCAGACGGTCCTCCTGCCCGGTTTCGGTGACGACGTAGGTCTTCAGCGTCCGAACGTACTTGCGCTTCTCAGTTTTCATTTCTTGCTTTCCGCGAGACGCCGCAGCGCCTCGACTTGGGTGCCGACCTCTGCCAGAAACGAAGTAACGCGACGTTCGAGGTCGGCGATGAACGCCTCGTCACGTTGGATGCGCTGGACGTGCAACTGCAGCGCCTCAGGCATCCGGGGGTCAAAACTCACGAAGTCGCACCACTCGCGGCCAGTGATCCACATCTGGCCCTGCACCTGCGGGATGTGATCCGACGGCATGCCGTTCAGCAGGGTCTCGATATGCACGGCGGTGCCGTACGGGCACTTGATCTCGATCAGCCCGTCCCAGTCGATCAGGCCGTCAGGCGAGCAGCCCGCCATCAGGGTGTCGTGCGCCACGAAGCCGGTTTCCTCCACGATGCGCCCGGTGACGCGTTCGTAAGCTGCGCGTGCTGCGGGTTCCTGCTCGGTGCCCCAG